GTACACTGCGAGTGGATTAAAGTTTATAGTTAGGAGGTAGCATATGGCTAATACTACTTCCGGAACAGTAACGTTCGACAAGACATTCGCTGTTGATGAGATTATCGAAGAAGCTTACGAGCGAATTGGCTTGCAATCTGTTTCGGGATATCAATTAAAAACAGCAAGACGTTCTTTAAATATATTATTTCAAGAATGGGGCAATAGAGGTTTGCACTATTGGGAAGTAGGCGATACCAATATTGACTTAATCGAAGGTCAAGCAGAATATACTTTCTATAGAGCTACAGGAGATGGAACTTCTTCTGTGACTGTTGGTGGAACAACAGGAACTTCAACGTATGGTATTGCCGACGTTTTAGAAGCTACGCTTAGAACTGATAGAACTGCTACAGACCAAGCTGATTCTACACTTACAAAAACAGATCGATCAACCTATTCAGGTTTAGCTAATAAATTATCAAAAGGAACTCCTTCTCGATATTTTGTTCAAAGACTTATTGATAAAACTACTATAACTGTTTATCCAACGGCAGATTCTTCTAATGCCTCAAAAGATATGCATATTTATTTTGTCAAAAGAATTCAAGATGCTGATGGAACTTACACCGATGCAACCGATGTACCTTATCGTTTTGTCCCTTGTATGGCATCAGGACTAGCATTTTATTTAGCACAAAAATATGCACCCCAAAGAGTGCAAGAATTAAAATTATTATACGAAGACGAATTAAAACGGGCTTTGGCAGAAGATGGATCTGCTACAAGTACTTATATAACTCCGGAGTCTTATTACCCGAGTGGATAACTATGGCATTTGCAAAAGGAAAATACGCTAAAGCGATCTCAGATAGAAGTGGAATGGAATTTCCCTATAATGAAATGGTTAGAGAATGGAATGGTTCTTTCGTTCATAAATCTGAACATGAACCAAGACATCCTCAAGATGAAGCAAAACATTATAGTATAGAAGGACATGGATTAAGAAATGCAAGACCTGCAAGAGAAGAAAATGAAGTGTCTAGAATGTTAGATCCTAATCCTTTTGAAACGATTGCTGCAAGTTCAGGAATCATAAATGTTTATGAAAAAAGTCATGAAAGATCTACAGGTAATACTGTAAGATTCAGAGGACCAATTTGGACAAGTTCGGATTCTGATGATTATCAAGACCCAAAAGATTTTGATGGAATATCTGGGTCCAATGTTGCTTATTCTTCTGGTTATTCAATTACAGTTGGCAAAAGAGATTCAAGCGGAGATATTACAAATACCAATGACTACTACCACTTTACTGTGAATACAAACACTGCTACAAGTGGAGGAGTCTCAGGAGGGGGCAATAGTTGCTCGGCTGGTCCAGCAACTATAACAGCATAATATGGCAGGATTTACATACTCAACACTTACAACGGCAATTCAGAATTATACGGAAGTAGGAACATCAGTATTGTCTAGTACCATTACTGATCAATTTATTGACAACTCTGAACTTAGAATTCAAAGAGAAGTTCCTATTGATGCCGATCGAAAAGAAATGATTGGCAATTTAGTTGCTTCGAAAGATAATGTGTATGTTCCAGCGGGAACCTTATTTGTAAGAGGCATTCAAGTTTATACTTCAACAACTGCGGCAACAGGAGCGAATGGCTGGTTAATTAAGAAAGATATTAGCTATTTGAGAGAATATGATGCAGCTGAAACCACAACTGGAACACCAAAATATTATGCAATGTCAGGAGGAGCAACAGGAGCTGGAGCAACTTCTTCAGGGCGAATGACAATTGTTCCAACACCGAGTTCAGGTTTTATGTATAAATTACACTATAATGCAAGACCTTTAGGATTGAGTTCAGCAAATACGACAACTTATTTAAGTCTTAACTTTGGCAATGGACTTTTATATGCATGCTTGGTAGAAGCCTTTAGTTATTTAAAAGGTCCACAGGATATGCTACAATTATACGAACAAAAGTATCAAACAGAAGTACAAAAGTTTGGTTCGGAACAATTAGGTCGAAGAAGACGAGACGATTATACGGATGGAGAACCTCGTATACCCGTTCCGGCTCAGACACCGTAAGGAATTAAAATATGGCAACATTAACAACTAAAGTAATAGAAGAAATCACATTAAACAATAATAGCTACAATAGTGAAAGGTCATTAGACATTTCTAGTGTTAATGAAATTGTTAAAAGAATTGTTACAATTTCAACAACAGAAACTGGGTTGTTAGGGTTTGCTACAGCTTCTTCAACCGATTTATCAAAAAGTTATCTAGCAGGTCAGTTTGACGAAGACGATGTTAGATACATTAGAATTACAAATTTAGATTCAAGCAACCATCTTACATTAATTTTTAGAGATGAAGATAGTACAGAGTTTGCAATCAAAGTTGATGCAGGTCACTCGTTCATTTATCCAGGTGATAATAGTGGTGGTGTTATAGATACCATGCATGCAGCTGGTTCTGCAATTACTGTATCTTTAAATGATTTAGTAGATATTACAGCACAGGCAGATACATCTTCTGTAGATGTAGAGGTATTTGTAGGAAGCGCATAGGAGGAATATGGCATCAAGTTATACAGGTCTTGGTACAGAGTTAATGACAACCGGCGAAAATGCCGGAACATGGGGTACAACTTCCAATACCAATTTACAAATTATAGAACAAATCTCTGGTGGTTATACTGCTCAATCCATAGCGGGTTCAGCTCAGACAACAACACTATCCGTTTCTGACGGATCAACTGGTGCGGTTCTTGCACACAGAGTTATAGAATTTACAGGAACCATTACTGGAAACCAAGTTGTAACCATTCCTTTAGATGTTCAACAAGTATATGTTGTTAAAAATGGCACATCAGGTGCTTACACCGTTCAGTTTAAATATGTTTCTGGATCAGGATCCAGTGTTACTTTTGCAGCTACGGATAAAGGAACTAAACTTCTTTACGCTGCGGCTGATCATGCTTCTAATCCAAATATCGTTGACACAGGTCTTGGTTCTACGGGAGCTTATGATTTAGATGGAAATGAATTAACGCTCGATGCGGATTCCGATACAAGTATTACCGCAAGTACGGATGATCAAATAGATATTGAAATTGCAGGTGCTGATGATTTTACATTTACTGCGAATGCTTTCAATGTATTAACAGGATCTCATGCAACATTTGCTGATAGTGCTAATGCCAAGTTTGGTACTGGCAATGATATGTTATTATATCACGATGGATCAAATTCTTATATTACGAATGCGCAAGGCGCTTTAAAAGTAGCAACTGAAACTTCAGGCATTGCAATTACATTAGGACACTCAACTTCAGAAGTTACAGTCGCAGACAATCTTACAGTCACAGGAACTTTAACAGGTACACTAGCAACAGCTGCACAAGGCAGTGTCACAAGCTTAGGTACTTTAACAGCTCTTACTGTAGATGATGTTGCCGTAAATGGCAAAGTTGTAACCATGACAGGTTCAGCTAGTGACACGGCTGTATTAACAGCAGGAACAAATGGAACATTAAGTATAGTAACAACTGATGCAGCAGCGGCAGCAGCTAATATTCAGATAACAGCAGATGGTACAGTAGATATTGATTCAGCAGGTGTATTAACTTTAGATTCAGGAGCAGCAATAAATATTGAACCTGCTTCTGGTTCAGCTATTTTATTAGATGGTACAATTAGTGTAGATGCAGGAGTAGTTACAGGAGCAACTTCAATTACCTCTACGGCTTTTGTAGGAGATATAACAGGAGATGTTACAGGAAACGTTTCTGGTACAGCAGCTACAGTAACAACTGCAGCTCAAACTAATATTACAAGTCTAGGTACTTTAACAACTTTAACAGTTGATAATGTTATTACTAACGGTGCAACAATCGGACATACAAGTGATACAGATTTGATTACACTTGCTGATGGTGCAGTAACAGTTGCTGGGACTATTGGTTCTGGTGCAATAACTTCAACTGGTATTGTGACAGGTACAGCTTTTACTGCTGGTAATGCTGTTCTTGCTGAGGCAGAATTAGAATTATTAGACGGATTAACAGCAGGTACAGCTATTGCTTCTAAAGTGGTTACTACGGATGCTAGTATAGATACAACAGGACAAAGAAATTTAACAATCTCTGGCGAATTAGACGCTGCAACATTAGACATTTCTAGTTCAATTGATATTGCTGGTGCTTCACAATTTAGTGGTGCAGTTACAGTTGGTGTCGATGACACAGGATTAGATGTAAAATTCTTTGGTGCTTCTGCTGGTGCCTACATGGAATGGGATGAAAGTGCAGATCAACTTAGAATTATGGGAGCATCTGCGGATGCGACTACGAGTACAGGTAAACTGCTTTTAGCAACATCTTTAACAGATATTAATGCAAATGACGTACTAGGAAAAATAGAATTTCAAGCTCCACATGAATCTGGAGGAACAGATGCTATCACGGTTGCTGCTTCCATTCAAGCTCTTGCTCAAGCTACATTTAGTTCTTCTGTCAATGCAACAGATTTAATATTTTATACAGGACATTCAGAAGCAGCTACAGAAAAATTTAGGTTTACTTCTCAAGGAGAACTAGGTGTCGGAGGTGCTAATTATGGTACTGATGGACAAATTTTAACATCTACTGGCGCAGGAACAGCTCCTGCATGGGAAGATGCCCCTTCAGGAGCGGTAACAGCTATAAATAATGCAACGGCAAATGAACTTGTCACAATAGGTGCAACAACAACAGAATTAGAAGCAGAAGCAAATTTAACTTTTGATGGTACTGATGTATTAGTAGGTGGTGCGGGTAAACTTCAATTAAGAGATACAGCTTTATTTATTAATTCAAGCACAGATGGACAACTCGATATTGATGCTGACACAGAAGTAGAAATTACAGCAACAACAGTAGACTTAAATGGTATTCTGGATGTTAGTGGTGTATTAGTCGCTGGAGGACAAATCTCAGCGTCTGACGGAACAGCAGGTGCACCTTCTATTAGCAATACAGGTGATCTTAATACAGGGCTTTTATTTAGTGCTGCGGATACCATGCAATTTAGTTCAGGCGGAACAGCTCAATTTACCATGGCTGATGGAGCCATTACACCAGTAACCGATAACGATGTTGATTTAGGATCTAATTCTTTACAATTTAAAAATTTATATGTAAATGGTACAACTTTTACTGATGCAATAGGGTTTGGTACTGTTGTTATGACTCTACCAACAGCAGACGGCTCGGCAGATCAAATATTATCAACTGATGGCTCTGGAACATTAAGTTTTGTAACTTCATCAGGGATATCAATGGGAAAAGCTATTGCAGCGGCGATAGTTTTCGGTTAAAAGAATAAGGAGAATAAATTATGGCAATACCTAATATAGTATCAGTATCCAGTATTTACGGAACAACCGTTAATTCTGTATTAACGACGACTTTAACAACAACACTTGTTACAGCAGCATCGGATAAAGTATTAAAAATTAATTTGATTCGTTGTGCAAATATCACTGACAGTGATGCAACGGTCACGTTTGACCAAGAAGTTTCAGGAACGCATAAAATGATTGCCAATGAAGTTACGGTTCCCGCAAATTCTGTTGTGGACATTACTGATAAAAACAATGGATTTTATTTACAAGAAACGGATCTAATTCGTGGCGGTGCATCCGCAGGTACTACAATCGATTGCACCATTTCATACGAGATTATGGACGACGCATAGGAGATTAACCTATGGCTAAAAGTTATCCTAGACGAGATTCAGCCAGCGGAATCTGGAAAATCTCAGACATCACATCCAATATAAAAACTGAAGGTACATGGTCTTTAGGTGCTACTAGAGGTGTTTTCTTTGCTGGCGTATCGTCTAATGTTATAGATTATATAACAATTGAAACTACAGGCGATGCAACAGATTTTGGAGATTCTTTAAGATCTGGCGATGATCGGGAAGCAATATCTGGATGTGGAAATTTTACTAGAGGCGTTGCTGGTGGAGGTAATCCAGGAGTAAATACAATTGATTATGTTACAATATTATCAGCGGGTAATTCTGCCGATTTTGGTGATTTAACAGTAGCAAGGTCTGGCACAACAGGATGTGCAAATGAAACTAGAGGCCTTTTTGCTGGCGGATACCCATCTTCTGATGTTATTGACTATATCACAATGGCTTCAACTGGTAATGCTACTGATTTTGGTAATCTAACAGGAGCAAGATATAGATGTGCTAGAGGTGAAGTAAATAGCCCAGTAAGAGCTTTTTTTGCTGGAGGAACGGGTTTATCCAATGTAATCGACTTTGTTACATTTACGTCAACTGGCAACGCAGTAGACTGGGGAGATTTAACAGCTGCAAAAAAGCAAATGGCAGGAGCATCTAATTTCACTAAAGGTATTTGCATGGGCGGAAGCACTCCTGGTGCCATAAATGTTATTGAATCTTTTAGTCTTCAATCATTAGGTAATGCAACTAATTTTGGTGATTTAAGTTCTGCTCGTCTTTATAATTCTGGCGTTGCAAGTCTTAAAAGAGCTGTTACTGGTGGTGGTACTGATAATATAGATGTAATAGAATATGTAGAATTTGCAACAGCAGGAGATATGACAGACTTTGGAGATTTAACAGATGGCAGAGGAAGACATGCTTCTTTTTCAAACGGACACGGAGGTCTTGAAGTATTTGATCCTGATGTAAGATTTGATTACATACCTGGAAGTGGAAGAGGAATGACAATGGGTGGAGCTGAACCAGGACATGGTAATGCAATTGATTATATTTCTATTCCTACACTTGGAAATGCAGTTGATTGGGGTGAACCATCTACGACAAATGTAAGCGGTGCGGGTGCTTGTAGTAGTGTAACAAGAGGAGTTACTGCAGGTGGAAATGTTCCAGGAGCTTCAAATGTTATTCAATATCTTGAATTTTCTTCACAAGGAAATATGGCTGACTTTGGCGATGCAATTAATTCTGCTAATAAAAGAACAGGATTAGCGAGTCCAACAAGAGGAATTTTTTCAGGACAAAGTAACCCTTTTAACGATGTCATAGAATATATAACGATCGCATCAGTTGGGGATGCAACAGACTTTGGAAATTTAACCCACGGGAAAGGTTATATGGGAGGGTTATCTTCACCAACAATAGGAGTGTTTGGTGGAGCAGGATCAGCGACTCCATCTTATCCAACTTATGAAAATGTAATAGAATATATAACCATTGCTTCAACAGGAAATGGAGCAGACTTTGGAGATTTAACAGCTGCAAGAGGTGGAACTGGAGGTGCAGCTAGTGCTGTACGAGGTCTTTTTGGAGGCGGTGTGCCAGCATCAAACGTTATAGATTATATAACAATAGCAAGTGCTGGAAATGCAACAGATTTTGGTGATTGTACAGAAACAAAAGTTGGACCTAGTGGAATGTCCAATAGAACTAGAGCTTGTTTTGGGGGAGGTTATCAACCTTCAGCCCGAATTCAAATAGATTATGTCACCATAGCTTCCACAGGAGACGCGGCAGACTTTGGTGATTTAAGTGTTGCAAGAGGATATACAGCAGGTATCTCAGATTCTCACGGTGGACTTTAAATTAATATCCCCTCAT